CTCATACGAGACCACGTTAGGATGTATTCAACTGAAGATATCTCTCTAATTGAATATCGACCGAGGTTCAAACGAGCCCCGGTTTCATGCATCGCTTCCTCATCTAGAGTTAGCGAGGCATTCTCTCGGTACTCCTCTTCCAAGGAACTACCGAGACATCTCGAGAAGTATTCGGGTAAGACCTTATACTTATCGACTAAGCAAGTGCCATCGTGTCTAGCAATTAGACATTGTGGATCACCTGCAGTATTCAAAAACAGAGATATTCTTCTCCGTGCAGGGTTCGCTCTGCATGAATACCTGGGAGATGGAACCCGAAAGCTCCACCTCCCCACTACGGGGACACTGTCTCAATCTTCTTTGAGTGCAGTGGACTCTATCCGGTCTTGGTTGTCATCTGACAGCAAGACTGGTGATCCTCTAGCCGACCTAGGTTTACTAGAGGAAGGTATCGATCTCGCCGCCGACGAAAGCGGTGAGATTGACTTTGATCCAGAGGAGGAACCTCCCGAGGATGAAAAAGAACAAGAAGTAAATGAGTATCCTCAAGAACTTCTTGATGAGGCCATCGGCAGTGAGGAATCTCACAGTCAGTGGACTATTGCATACTTGGATTTCTTTGAAGTTATCCAGTATAATGCCTGGAGAGCCTCCAAACAGAGGCCGACCAAGCTTTACGTCTGGGGAGGAGATAACCTCCGCCTCCAAGACGATCTTCCCCATAAAATTTTAGGGAAAGATTATGATGGCAAAAATAAAATTCCATTTTGGAAAATTGCCAACATTGACGTCAAAATGCACGTCCTCTTAACGAGGACGCATTGGGGCGTATATTTATCGAAAATGTCGAAATTCGGCATTAGCGATAATTTCTTGGATTTACCAGAGCCCGAAAGGCTCTTGAATCCAAAATACACTAAAGAGGTGGAAACATCTCGAAAGTGGGCGGCAAGGCTTAAGAAACAAATTAAGTACTTGCTGGAAGGTTTTCATAATCCAGAATGGACTTCTGGAAATATAGAAAAACTATACGGGCCTAACTATCGCAAACGCGATAGAAAGACTCGTGCGCTACGGTTTTTAGAACTTCTAAAAACTGTAGATGGTATGTTTGTACAAAGGTTTCAAGCATACCCTGAGGAAGACTGGAACTGGGAAAAATTTGACCGGTTCTGTCTTTCTTGCATCGATTTTCTCATCGGCGATGAGTTTCTCGATGGTGAGGTAACTGAGTTTGCTGCTCAGCAACCCACCGCATTCGAACTCCTGAAGAAACTCAGGGGTAAATGCAAGCGGGTACTGATGGTCAACAGACCAGAAGACCTATATAAAGTAGCGGGACGGCTTCCACCGTGCCTAAACTACTTTTATGGACTCATGAAAGTCGCAAAAGACTACATGAATTCTAACTCTACGAGATATACCTATTTCACAGGTATCATGTCGCAGAAGCGCGGTTCAGGGAAACCACCTTCGGTGGTAACTCTGAAAGCAAAGAAGAAATTTTTGGAAACAATCCAAGTTTCTCCTACTCCTCTAACAGACACAGAACGTGCCTTGATAGGGGCAAGTCTGGAATCGGCACTTAAGCTTGTACCAGACGAAGCGTTTACGGGCCTTACTACAAAGGCTCGGATAACGATTACTACCTCCGCATGTTGGGAAAAGACCCAAAAGGAGGGAGGAACCCTTGCAGCTATCCAAGAGATAGTTGCAATGGCTGATATCGGTGCTAGAGTCCCCTTACGGGACTTAGATACCGGTAAAATCACAGGCTGGGAGAATATTACTTCTCTCTCAGTCGGTGAATATGTGTTCTGGGCATGTCTAGATGAAGTGCTCAGAACACCGACAGAAGAGCTCAACAGAGTTCATACTGTCATGGTTAGGGAACCGGGAAAATCACGGACCGTAACCAAAGGTGTTGCAAGTCTAAAAATAGTTTTAGATCTTGTCAACAAAATCTGTTCTTGGCCTTTAACAAAGGTCAATTCCAGCTCTTCAGGCATGGCTCTCGCGAACCACGCTTGGAATTTCTTTAAATTCCTTTTTAATGAGGAAAATAAAGACCTTACTTTCCCAATGGAGAAAATTCGGGAAAGAAAGAGCCGCTCAGAGACTGAACAAGTCTATGAGCTGCGTAAGCGGTACGTATCCTCAACGGATTACGAAACTGCTACAGATAACTTCCACCCAGAAGTGGGTTGGATGTTAGCCATTGCCTGGATGAAACGTTGTGGTATCCCCAGGCTCTTGATGAATATTGTCAAAAAGACATGCTTCTCAAGACGAGAGGTATATTTCTCCGCTTCCGGAGTATTATCCTCTATTGGTACAGACAGAGGTGAAAACCTAAGATCTGTAACCATGGTAAGAGGACTCCTTATGGGGGACCCCCTTACTAAAGTAATATTGCACTTACTGAACATGTCAGTAAGACAATTCGGAGTTATTCATTCCGACGTGCAATTATTAGACAAGTATTTCCATAACGGATTACTTGCCTCGTTGGCGTTGTCTCCTTTAAGGAGGTGATACCAACTCGGCTGCTACCTACTCTTGGTAGGGAAGCAGTTGCAGTTACCTATGTCCAATAGGAGCGTAGGTAACTAACATAAGGAATAGGCGCAACTAAGGCGCACCTATTAT